CTATTATTTCAGGTATGATGGACCCTAATACAATGGAGCGTCGTCACAGAGAAATGGCTACAATACAGGCTGACATAGCTAGTCTTAAGTTCCATGTAGACAAACTGTCACACATGCACAATGGCAGACATCCAGAAATTAAGAGTTAAAATAAGGGGTTGAAAATGACTGAAGATTACTATGAAGAAGTGCTACTACTTCGCAAGAAGTTAGCAAAGTTTGAAAAGTTAGACAGACTGATTAAACATGGAAACCCCGAACACAGTGGTCATTACTTTATCTCTAATGAACTTGGAAACAAAGATAACAATGGGCTACCTAATAAAATTGAAATTTGCCCGGCTTATGGATGTGATTTTTCTGTGGTCTATGAAAAAACTGATCGTGTAATTGGAGGAATGGGATCATAAAATGATGATGGAATTAGGTCTAATATCAAAGCTGTTGCTGTTGTTGGTTGTTACTCTACCTGATGGTTCATACGAAACAAAGTTATCTGAAGTCACTGAGTGTCCCTCCTACGAAGTAGTACAGCAGATTATGAACCACAGGCTTGAGCTAAAAGAAATAACTTCTTGGTATGCTGGTTGCTCTTCGTACCCTTTCCTTGAGCTTAAGAAACAACCAGTTTAAAGAGTACTATGCAACCTAAAAAACCATCATTAGATGACGTAAGACTAGCTGCTGAAGCTGACCTTTCAGTATTTATTAAGTTGGTTGCGCCTGAGCAGATGTTAGGTATTTGTCACGAAGATGTAATTAACTGGTGGACTAGGCAAGACAATAAGTCACATCAGCTTCTACTCTTTCCTCGTGACCACGGTAAGTCTAGGTTAGTTGCATTCAGAGCAGCCTGGGAACTAACTAAAGACCCAACACTTAGGATTCTATACATTTCAGCTACAGCAAACTTAGCTGAGAAACAGTTGTCGTTCATCAAAGGTATCCTTACATCTGATACCTATCAGAGATACTGGCCTGAACATGTCCACAAAGAAGAAGGTAAGCGCACCCGTTGGACGACATCTGAGATTTGTCTAGACCACCCACTAAGGAAAGAAGAGAACATCCGTGATCCTTCCGTCTTTACAGGTGGCCTAACTACTAGCTTAACAGGTTTGCATTGTGATATCGCAGTACTTGACGATGCAGTCGTATACGAGAATGCCTACACAAACGAAGGACGAGACAGAGTTAAAAGTCAATACTCTTTGCTGTCATCCATCGAAGGAGCTAACTCAAGGGAATGGGTTGTAGGTACTAGGTATCATCCCAAAGATTTGTATAACGACTTAATGCAAATGCAAGAGGACACTTACGACGACAACGGAGACATAGACGGTTCTATCCCAATTTACGAAGTATACGAGAGAGCAGTCGAAGATAGTGGCGAAGGTAATGGTGAGTTCCTTTGGCCTAAGCAAAAACGTAAAGATGGAAAGTGGTTTGGTTTTGATCGTCAGGTCTTAGCTAAGAAAAGAGGGCAGTACCTAGACAAGAGCCAATTCAAAGCTCAGTACTACAACGACCCTACTGATCCTGACAACGTACCAGTCAGAAGAGAAAAGTTTCAGTACTTCGAAAGAAAGTTCTTGACAAGGGATAACGGTTACTGGTACTATAAGGACCGTAGAATCAATGTATTTGCAGCAGTTGACTTTGCATTTAGTTTAAATCGTAAGGCTGACTACACAGCTATTGTAGTTGTAGGTGTAGACGGAGAGAATAACTGCTACGTTATTGATATAGATAGATTCAGAACTGAGAGAATTTCAGACTACTTCGAACACATACTTAATCTACATGCTAAGTGGTCTTTCCGTAAGATCAGAGCCGAAGTTACAGTAGCTCAGTCAGCTATCGTAAAACAACTAAAAGAAATGATTAAAGACCACGGCCTGTCTCTCAGCATTGATGAGTTCAGACCTAGTAAGTCTCATGGTAGTAAGCAAGAACGTATAGCATCTACCCTTGAACCTAGATACGACAACTTACAGATTTGGCATTACAAAGGTGGCAACATCCAAATACTAGAAGAAGAGCTATCTAGTAGGAACCCACCACACGATGACGTAATCGACGCATTAGCTTCATGTATTGATATGGCTATTAAACCATCGACTAGCCTAAACAGAAAAAACAGAAGCAACATTGTTTGGGCTAATAACAGATTTAGAGGTGCTGCCTAATGGCTGGTGAAACTTTAGACATTGAAAACATTGTTGAACCGGAGGTCTTAGCGGTTGAGATTGCTAACAGGTGGCGTGAGTGGGACACCCTTCGTAATACAAAAATCCAAGAGTGGAAAGAACTGCGTAACTACCTCTACGCAACTGACACTAAGACCACAGGCAATGCTATGCTCCCTTGGTCTAACACTACTACGACACCTAAGCTCACGCAGCTTATGGATAACCTTCATGCTAATTACTTTGCTTCTTTGTTTCCCCAGCAAAAGTGGATGAGGTTTGAGGCTTCGTCCATTGATTCAAATGTAAAGTCTAAAAGAGACACCATCCAAGCGTATATGGAAAACAAAGTTAGACAGTCTGATTTTGTCAACACAGCTTCTGATCTAATCTACGACTACATTCAATACGGTAATTGCTTCGCTACAGTACAGTGGGAAGACAGATACAAGATTAAAGAAGACGGAGATTACATTTCTCAGTACGTTGGTCCTAAGGTAGTTCGTATTTCCCCTTACGACATTTGCTTTAATCCAGCAGCATCTGATTTCCTTAAAGCACCTAAGATTATTAAGTCAATTAAAACCTTAGGTGAAATCAAAAGAATGATTAAGGATGACCCAGCTAAGGAAAACATGCAGGTTATCCTAGATAAAATGCTTCATGCTAGAGCAGCAGTAAGAGGTTCAGACGCTACCTTCAACAAATCAGAAGGCTACATTGCAGATGGTTTCTCATCTATTCAGCACTACTACGAATCTGACTATGTAGAAATCCTAACTTTTTATGGCGATATTTTTGACTACCAGAATGACGAACTCCAAGTAGACCGTATCATTACAATAGTTGATAGAGCTTACATTCTATCTAACGAAGAAAACCCATCTTGGCTTGGACATGCCTCTGTCTTCCACGCAGGATGGAGACCTAGACCTGATAACCTCTACGCTATGGGACCACTAGATAACCTAGTCGGTATGCAGTACAGGATTGACCACCTAGAAAACCTCAAAGCTGACGTATTCGATCAGATTGCTTACCCAGTTATGAAGATCAGAGGTGACGTAGAAGACTTCGACTTTGAACCTGGAACTAGAATCTATCTAGGTGAAGAAGGTGACGTAGGCTACCTAGTACCTGACGCTACAGCACTTAACGCTGACCTCCAGATTCAGACCCTAGAGAACAAGATGGAGGAAATGGCTGGCGCACCTAGACAAGCTATGGGTATCAGAACCCCAGGTGAAAAGACAGCCTTCGAAGTCCAGTCTCTACAGAATGCTGCGTCTCGTATCTTCGAACACAAGACTGCTCACTTCGAAAGAGTATTCCTCGAACCAATTCTAAACTCAATGCTTGAGACAGCAAGACGGTACATGAACTTCAGTGACACTATTAAAGTTATTGATGATGCTACAGGTGTTGCTTTCTTTAGAGACATTACAAAGGATGACATTATTGCCTCCGGTAAAATTGTACCTGTTGGCGCTAGACACTTTGCCGAAAGGGCCAGGCGTGTTCAAAATCTCACTCAACTATTTCAAATCAAAGCTGCTGACCCCACCGTTTCTGCTCATCTCTCAGGTAAGGAGTTCGCTAAGATCATCTCTGAAGAACTTGGTGAGGCGTCTCTCTTTGGTGAAAACATCTCTGTCTCTGAACAACTTGAGACTCAAACCCAGATGCAGAATGCTGAAGCGGTTAATCAAGAGAACCTAATGACACAAGAAGAGATGGGTATCTAATGAAACAAGTTTGGTTCAGAGGAACTAAATCTGAGGACAAAGAAAAAAGAAGGTACGAAGTTCTTAATTACAGAAATGCCTTCGAAGCTCTAACTGAAATTCTTAACACTCATTACAAAAAGAAAGATGGTGTTAGGGACTACGAGACACCTAATTGGGAGTTTCGTCAAATCGCCGTCAACGAGTACAACCGAGTGCTTGAAGATATTCTTGAACTAATTGATCTAAACAAAAAGGATTAACAATGTCCGTTTTTGACACTGGCTCCGATCAAACCACAGACGGTAGTCAGGCTACAGAGTCAGCTTTTGAAACTGAAACCCAACCACAGGATTCATTTTTAGGCAAACTCGTCGAGACTAAGGGAGAGCAATGGAGTGACCCTGAGGTACTAGCTAAAGGTAAACTGGAAGCTGATACCTACATTAGTACTCTTGAGTCCCAACTTAAGGAACTCAAAGAAGATTTAGGTAAACAGGATTATGCCAAGTCATTGCTCGAACAACTTCAGAATAGGGCTACGGATACCACTAACGTAAACACTGAAGTACAGTCCAACAACAATAATACTAGTGGCACTGAAGCAGGCAATACCACGCCAGACCTAAGTGAGAACACACTTAAAAGCCTTGTTGAGCAGACGCTAACAGAACGTGAGAAACAGAGTACAGCTAAACAAAACATTGACTCTGTTAACCAGCAACTAGAACAGATGTATGGAACTGAGGCCAAGGTTGAAATTGAGAAGAAGGCACAAGCATTGGGTATGCCAGTAAGCCGTCTTCAAGATATCGCAACTGAGTCTCCTACAGCTTTCTTCACGCTAATCGGTGAGCAACGTAGGGATACCCAACCTATGGTCACCGGCACGATCAGAACTGAAGGCGTCAACATGCAGTCCGGCAATCAGGAAAGAAACTGGGACTACTACCAGAACCTGAGACGGACTAACAAAAACCTGTACTACAGTCCTAAGGTTCAACAAAGTCTACTAGAGGATAGAAAACGACTAGGGAACCGATTTGGGCTTTAGTATGTCCTTTGTAAAAACAAGACAAAACTAGGAGAAAATATCATGGCTATGACCACTGGTAATGTTGATCTCCTTACTCGCGGCGAAGTATGGTCTGGCGAGCTTAAGGAAATCCTACGAGACGAAATGATGGCACAGAAGTATGTGCGTATGCTTGAGGGCTTCCCTGATGGCGATACGTTCTTTATTCCTTCCATCGGGCAGGCTCAGGTTGACGACTATTCGGAAGACACCGAAGTTGCATATCGTCCACTTGACACGGGTCAGTTCACGTTTTCCGTGGACAAGTATCTGTCGTCTGCTACTTACATCACGAAGAAAGCTGAACAGGACTCCTTCTACAGTGAAGAGCTTATCTCTCGCTTTGTTCCTGAGCAGGAAAGAGCTATTATGGCTCACTTCGAAACGACGACCCTTGCTGCTGCTGACTCAGGTGTTGCAGCCAACAGTAACGAAGCTCTTGACGGTGTAGAACATCGTTGGGCTGCTGCTGCTGGTACGATTTCGATTGAAGACTTTGCTCGTGCGCGCTTTGCTTTGAAAAGAGCTAGTGTTCCCGATCAGGCTTTGGTTGCTATTGTTGACCCATCTGTCGAGTACACGATCAACACGATCTCTAACCTCGTTAATGTCAGCAATAACCCACGGTTCGAAGGCATTGTTGCAGACGGTATCGCCACAGGCATGACGTTCGTTAAGAACATCTATGGCTTTGACGTATATTGCTCTAACTACCTTGCGGATGTTACTGACAATGCTCTGCCAGACCGTGATAATTCTAATGTTGACTTCTCTTCTGACAACGGTAAGGCAAACTTGTTCTTCTCCGCTGCTCCGACTGTCACTCCCTTCGTTGGTGCGTGGCGTCAGATGCCAGAAGTTGACTACGAATATAACAAGGACTTGCAGCGTCACGAGTATGTTACGACGAGCCGTTATGGTGTTAAACTGTACCGGCCTGAGAACATGGTTCGTGTTGCTTCCAAGCCTTCTGTGGTATAAGAAAGGAGAATTAAATTATGTCTTATACTAATGCAGACGGTCTGTTTGTTATCACTAACAACGCTCAAGGTGCAGCTAGAGACAATGGCCTTAACGCTCAGAACGGTGTTAAGACTATGGTCTTTGAACTTAAAGATGCAACTAAGCTAGGTACTTCTGATGTTAATCCACAGCCGAATGATGCGTTCATTCCTGCTGGCTCTTACATCACGAAAGCCTCTTTGGTTGTCACCACGGCGTTTACCTCAGGTGGTTCCGCTACTCTGGGTATTGGTCTTCAGCAGGCTGACGGCAGTATCATTGATGCAGATGGTATTGACGCGGCTATCGCTGTTGCTGACTTGGCTGCTAACAAAGCTGTCGTATGTAACGGCGCTCTTGTTGGTGGCACGGCTACGGTTGGTGCGGCTAATGCGTATATGTCGGTTGTTTACGGTACTGCTGCCTTTACGGCTGGTGCTGCTAAACTGGTAATCGAATATATCGAAGTCTAACAACTAAGGGGAGGAGCCTCAGGGATTACTTGGGGTTCCTCCTCTACCTTAACTTGGAGCAGTAAATGGCTAACGTAACTCATTCTAGTCTAACAGGTGCTGACCTACACGAACCTAAAGGAGTAGAAACAGCTAACTCTGAAGACGTATATGTAGCTGACGGCTCAGGTTCAGGTGCTTGGAAAGGTCAAACCCTACTCCTTAACAAGAAGATAACTGACATTTCAGGCTCATTTGATAGGTACATCCCTCTTCCTGTAGCATGTAGAGTCGTACATATTACTACAGCAATAAGCGCAGCCATTTCAGGAAGTGACTTAGTACTTACATTTAAGAATGCCGCAGCAGCTTCTATGGGTACTATTACAGTTACTCAGTCAGGGTCTGCCGCAGGTGACATTGATACGTTAACCCCTTCGTCTAATAATACCTTTGCAGTTAACACGGCTATTGAGATTGAAGGTAACGGTGGGCCTAGTTCCCATGTGGATTTAGATGTTGCAATCCTTCTTGAAAGAGTTACCCCGTAATGAAGAAAACTCTCCTTGAGCTAGTCCAAAGTATCTTAAGTGACATGGACTCAGAGCCAGTCAACAGTATTAGTGACTCGATTGAGGCTGAGCAAATTGCATCTGTAATCGAAGACACCTACTTCAACTTTATCTCAGCTAGGGATATCCCTGAGCATAGACAGTTAATTAAGATTACGTCTCTTTCTGATAGCACTAAGCCTACTCACTTTAAGTACGTTGGCAAGGAAATCTATTGGCTTAGATACAACATTGATGAAGCCACAGGAACTAACTACAGGGAAGTTAAGTTTATTGAACCTGGGGATTTTGTCACCCGCAATGTAGATACATCCAACACTCTAATTGTACCTGACGTTCAAGCAGGAACTGAGTTAATAATTCGAAACGACAGAATGCCTTCGTTCTATACGTCCTTTGATGATGAACACATTGTTATGGACGCCTACAAAAGCTCAGTAGAGTCTACCCTTCAGAACAGTAAGACCCAAGCCTACGGGGTGGTATACCCTACATTCACTATCTCAGACACCTTTACACCTGACCTAGATGACACACTGTTCCCTTACTTGTTAGCTGAGTCTAAGTCAGTAGCCTTCTCATTGTTTAAGTCAGGGTCTGACCCTAAGGTAGAACAAGCAGCTAGGCGTCTTAAGTCCTACGTTCAGAATGACATGTTCAGGACTAAGAAAGAAAACGTAAGAAACAAGTACGGAAGATAACATGGTAGAGTTTGAAGAAGATACAGTTAACCAAACCTGTGTCTGTAAACTAAGTAAGCTAAAACAAGAGTTGACTATTCGTAAGTCTAAAGATGGTTTTATCTTCTTTGAGATTGCTGCTCCAAAAGGCAAAGTAGCCTACGAACTATCAGGCAAGTACAGTTCGATAGCTTTAGCTAAGAAAGCAGTTCAGGCTTATGACAACAACCTACCTCTTAGCCCTACAATAAAACGCGAGCAGTTTGCACAAGACCGACTCAAACGTAAGGAAAAGAAAACTAATGCCCCAGTCTTTGAACCAGAAGGTAACTAACACATTTATCAAAGGTTTAATTACTGAAGCTGGTGAGCTTACTTTTCCTGCGGATGCTTCAGTTGATGAACTAAATTGTCTACTCGAAAGGGATGGAAGCAGGAAAAGAAGAGAAGGAATTGCCTTTGAACCTAACTTTGAAAACTCTTCCTTTTTGGTTAAAGACGAAGATATAGTTTCTACAGGTACTTGGACAAACGTAGCTGGGTTTCCTGAGAAGGAGTTTCTAGTAGTTCAGGTCAACAGTCGTATTTACTTCTATGACAAAGAAAATGCACCTTACTCAAGTACTCAACTAACAGATTTTTCTTGGACATCTACTGACGGTAACTTCCTTAGTCAGACTGGACAAACATCCATTGACATGAGGTCTTTTGACTACTCAGGTAGGGGTGACTTCAACGACCACAAATGTGACTTTACGTCTATCTCAGGTATTTTAGTTATTGCCCACCCTGAGGCAGAAACTACAGCTATCATAGCTAAGTTAGATAACTCCACAGGGTCTGACGTTTGGAGTTTTAAGGTCGAACCGATTGAGTTTAGAACTAGAGACTTTAAGTATCTTAGCCCCAGGTCCACACTTAGTGACCCAGTAGCTGAACTAGATGTAACGGCTGAAAGAATTTATGACACATCTAACAGTGGTTGGTTTGGCGTAGGCAATGGTAGTGCAGCCTTAAAGACTTACCGCACAGACGAAGGACAATTCCCTGCTCTTAACCTTTCTTGGTTTGCAGGTATTAACGCAGCAGGGGCTTTTACTACGGCTGAATGGAAGCAGATACAAGCTGGTTCTTCTTTGATAGGCAATGGACTAAACGTAGTTAACTTCTTTAACAGAATTAGATCACCTCTAGATAATGTTCCTTTGATTGCAGATGGAAGTGTTCGTAGACTACCACCTGAGTTAGCTAATGAAAAAATCTTTGATAGGTTCTCAACTGTAGCTACACTAAGTGGTAGAGTATTTTACTCAGGTCTTAACAAGGGTGGGCATGACGACAGTAACGTAGTTCTTTTTTCAGCCGTTACTGAAGGGGCTTCTGCTAGTGTTTCTGCTGATGCCTCTAGCCTTGGTGAGTGCCTACAGAAAAATGATCCTACGTCTCAGGACTTCTCTGATTTGTTAGATGACGACGGAGGTGTAATCAGAATAGCTGAGGCTTATGGTATTCGTAAGCTACATCCGTTTAATAATAGTATCTTTGTCTTTGCTGAGAATGGTGTATGGCAGATCAAAGGTGTTGATGACGTATTCAGAGCTACAGGGTTTGCTGTCAATAAGATTTCTTCTATTGGTCTGTTCAATAGGGATACCTTTGTTTCTGCTGATGGTGTTCCTTTCTGGTGGAGTGATGTAGGTATTCATACTCTTGGGTTTGATGGTCAGACTTTCCAGGCTTCAGAGAATAACATTAGCCTAAACACCATTCAGACTTTCTTCGATAAGATTAAGTCAGACCAAGCTGAAAGATGCGTGTCAGTCTTTGATCCTGTCAATAAGCGTATCTACTGGATGTATCCAAACGAATCTGAGCCTGTACTTTCTAAGCTAAATAACTTCCTAATTCTAGACATACCTCTTCAGGCTTTCTATCCTTGGAAGATCGAAGACACAAACTCAAATACACCTGAGATTATTGGTGCTGAGTACTACACAGGTTTCTCATCTGAGGTTACTACATACAACATTGTAGATAATGACGAAGACACAGTAGTAACCAACTCAGGTAACTTAGTCGTTAACTACAGCCAGAGATTTGTTGACACAGGTGAACCTGCTTTGGTGTTCCTGTGCAGAGGTGGCTCAAGTCAGTTTGTAACTATGGGTTTCTTCTATGATACTGACTTTAAGGACTGGGGGGAAGCAAGTTACCTATCCTTTGCTGAGGCAGGGCATGAGTTTATGGGTGATCTTATGCTACGAAAGAATGCACCTTACATCCAAGTGTACTCCAGAGTGACTGAAACTGGTTGGGAAGGTAACGAAACAAGTGGTTATGATCCAGTCAGAGAAGGCTCATTGTTAGTTTCTTCCTTCTGGGATTTCAGTAAGACCAATACACAGCAACAGCAAGCGTACAGGCTTAAGCCTATGCCGATTGTTAACCCAAGTAACTTGACTGACTTTGGGTATCCTGATACAGTGGTAGATACCAGACTTAAAATTAGAGGCAGAGGTAAGTCTATGCGTCTTAGGTTTGAGTCAGAAGAAGGTAAAGACTTTCACTTACTTGGATATGGAGTTTTAAGTGCCACCAACAGAAGGTTCTAAAGTAAGAGAAGCTACGCATGAGGACATCTTTGAGCTTCTAATGTTAGCCTATGAGTTTTCTAAAGAAGGTCCAGATCACTTCAAGCCCTTCGAGAAAGATTTGATTGAAGAAAGACTAACAGGGGCAATAGATAACGAAGACTATCTTGTTCTTGTCTTAGAGAAGAATGGAGAAGTTCAGGGTACTATCGTAGCTCTTTGCACACCTCCTTGGATGATGAGTGAAGTTTTTGCCCATGAACTAGCTTGGTTCGTTCGTAAGTCAGCTAGAGATGGCCGGGGAGCTATTAAGCTCGTTAAAGCCTACGAATCTTGGGCTAAGTCTAAAGGTATTACTAAAATAGGTATGAGTGACTTAACTAAAATTCAAGGGTTAGGTAAACTTTATGAAAGACTAGGTTATTCTCTTAGCGAGACTAGTTACATTAAGGAGATTTAATATGGTAGCGTTTACGTCAGCAACACTAGGCGCATTCGTTGCTGCTAATGCAGGGGCAATCGCCGCTGGTGGGTTAGCAGTAGCAGCAGCAGGTACAGCCTTTAGTATCGTACAGCAGCAAAAAGCAGCAGGTCAGCAGAAAGAAGCTAGAAGAGCGCAGCAACGTCAACAAGAACTTCAAGCCAGAAGACAAAGAATTAGGGCTGTACGCCAACAACAGATTGCTGCGTCACA